CATAGAGGTTGATCCAATTACTGGGGAGTATTCTATTAAACTGCCAGAATGGATGGTGAATGAACTTAGTTGGTACGAAGATACTGAGATTGTTTTCAATCTTGATGGAAAGGACATTATTCTTTCAGAAGCAGAATGAAAAAATACGACATTTACGCCAAGGATCGATGTTTATTTCAAGCAGTTGATGAAAAAGAATTCGATATAACTTGGAGTACCTTGAAGAATATGGTTGGTTTAATGAAGACTGACTATTCAATAGAGGATCTCCATTATCAGGAAGTCATCGATTGACAACCGCTACATAATACTGTATGATATGATTGAAAATTAATCAAGTTATGACAAAAGGATTTACTGTAAAGGCAAAAAGTCCAGTAGTCGCCAAAGAACCTGAATGGGACTACGATAAGGCAAGAGAAATGGTACGGGGAAAGACAATTGTATTCTGTCTTCCAGGTCGTGGTGTTTCTTATACATATCTGAAAAATTTTGTTCAACTCTGTTTTGATCTAGTACAAGCAGGTGCAAGTATTCAGATCTCACAAGATTACAGTTCGATGGTGAACTTTGCACGTTGTAAGTGTCTGGGTGCAAATGTTCTGCGTGGTCCTGATCAGAAACCCTGGGATGGTAAACTGAAATATGACTGGCAACTTTGGATTGACTCCGATATTGTCTTCAATACCGAAAAGTTCTGGCAACTGGTTCTAATGGATCAAGACATTGCCGCTGGTTGGTACATGACAGAAGATGGTCACACTACCTCAGTTGCTCACTGGCTTGATGAAGATGATTTCAGAGGCAATGGTGGAGTGATGAATCATGAAACTGGTGAAAGTATTCAGAAGCGTCGCAAGCCATTTACCGTTGATTACACTGGTTTTGGTTGGGTACTCATCAAGAACGGTGTCTTTGAACATGAAGATATGAAGTATCCTTGGTTTGCTCCGAAGATGCAAATCTTTGAATCTGGTGAAGTACAAGACATGTGTGGAGAAGACGTATCCTTCTGTTTGGATGCAAAAGAAGCAGGATTTGAAATCTGGTGTGATCCTCGCATTCGCGTTGGTCACGAGAAGTCACGAATTATCTAAGATGACACAAGAGCGGTATAATATTCTCTGTAAGGGTCGTAAAATTTTTCAGAATCTTACAGAGGAAGAATACTTCGATACTATGGAGGATCTGTCTCAACAGTTCTATCAGACAGGTTCTCCAAATCCAAGCGAACTTGAAACTGAAATTTATTTGGAGAATTAAACAATGGCAAAAGCAAGCGGTGGTCTCAACAAGCGCACTTCTTATATTCCAGGTCCCCCTAAGAAGTCTCGCCAAGGCGATGGAGGCGGAACTAAGTATGCAGCGTCTTCTCGCAATGGGGCTCGTAAAAAGTATAGAGGGCAAGGTAAGGGTTAATGTATAACCTAAATGGTAACGATGAATGGAATTATATACATCCATCGGACCTTTGGGTTTATAATAAACTGTTTCTAAGTCGGGTTTTGGGATATACATGTGGTCCAGTTGGGACTACTGTTCCCAGACCCGATTTTTATATTGTGCGCCCGTCCTTTAATTTACTTGGAATGGGGCGTTTTGCTCGTAATGAATGGATTGAACAGTATACGGATCACATACACCCTGCCGAATTTTGGTGTGAGATCTTCGAAGGTGAGCATCTAAGTGTTGATTTTCATCATCAAGAATCAGAGTTGGTTGTTTTGGGTACAAAGGACTCTTCTGATCCTTATTATAAGTGGCAAAAATGGGAAAAAATAGATCAAAAGGTTGATTTTCCTGAAATTTTAAAAGACTTAAAGGGAGATTATGCCTGGATTAACTGTGAATTTATTGGTGGTAAGTTAATTGAAGTTCATTTTCGTCGCAATCCCGACTTTCGTTACGGAAATTCAGTTGCAATACCCGTTTGGGATGATGAGAAGAAGGAAAATATGACGTTTATTGAAGATCAAGACTATCTTCGCAAGGGTTTTTACATCAAATAAATAAATTTTTACAAAATCCTGAGTTGAAACAATATTCAATGGGCAAACACCTGCTCTTAGAGGTGTATGATGTTAATTTTGACCTGATCAATGACGTAGAATCTCTACAAAACGTCATGATTAGAGGTATTGAACGTGCGAAAATGACCGTTTTGAACGTATTTTCACACTGTTTTATACCACAAGGATGTACAGTCGTGATTGCACTTGCAGAAAGTCATGTTTCTTGTCATACTTGGCCAGAAAATGGGTGTCTGGCAGTGGATGTGTACACTTGTGGTGAAGGAAATCCCAAATTAATCGCCCTAGAAATACTCAAATATCTCAATTCAGACTCATATTCATTACGTGAAGTCGATCGTTAAATAGACATAAGGAGATAGCAACCTCCTTTATAAAAGTTCTGTTTTATTCGTTTAAAACAGGAGCTAAAATGTCTAATTTACCAGTCGATAGAGATTCCAATTACATGTATTCGATGTGGGGAACCACAAAATTAATCACTGATTATACTGAACAACCAAAAAGAGTGATTCAAGAGGTAATGCACGACTCTGCACCACGTCATGACCTTAGAAAACAAACTGAATTGCATGAAAAAATTCGTAATGATGAAGACTATGATGATTGGGAATATGGTACAGAACCAAACTATGGATCTTCCTGGCACTAGGTATAAATAATCAAGAAAATCTATTCATCAATGGCAGCCACACGAATATCCAGATCTTTTAAGGATATTAGTTTTTCTTTTGAACCACATCCGGTGACAAAAGATCTTCCTGTCTTGATTAATGAGAGGGCGATTTCTAGATCTGTCCGCAATTTAGTAGAAACCATCCCAACAGAAAGATTTTTTAATTCACTGTTGGGATCTGATGTTCGTAGAAGTTTATTTGAATTTGTCGATTACGGATCTGCTTCGGTAATTGAAGATCAAATTAAAACAACAATTAATAATTTTGAGGATAGAGTTGATAATGTTCAAGTTGAAGTTGAACCAAGACCAGATAATAATGAATTCGAAGTGACTATTATATTTGATATAATTGGGCAAGATTTCCCAACACAACAATTTTCATTCTTACTAGAGGCAACAAGATAAAATGCCTTTTACACAATTCACGAATCTAGATTTCGATCAGATTAAAACACAGATTAAAGATTACCTTCGCGCAAATTCAAATTTCACGGATTTTGATTTTGAAGGATCTAATTTTTCTGTCTTAATTGATACTCTCGCATATAACACTTATATTACAGCATTTAACTCCAATATGGTTGTTAATGAATCCTTCCTGGATTCGGCAACTTTAAGGGAGAATGTTGTTTCACTAGCAAGAAATATTGGTTACGTACCACGCTCTAAAACCGCCTCTAAGGCAGCGATTACATTCGAAGTACCTACCACTACTTCAAGTCCTTTTCTAACTCTACAAGCGGGTCTGGTGTGTGTAGGATCGTATGATAATACATCATATAGATTTTCAATTTCCGAAGATATTACCACTACGGTAAAAAATGGAGTAGCAAAATTTGGATCTTCTACTGCTCCTGTATACATTTATCAAGGAAATTTATTAACAAAACAGTGGACGGTCGATAACTCTCAAGATCAAAGGTTTATTCTTGATAACCCAAATATTGATATTGCAAATCTTGTTGTTTATGTAAAAGGTATTAATGATACTGGAATAGGAAGAGAATACTATAAAGTAGACAATATTCTAAGATTAGATAAGAATTCTGAAATTTATTTGGTTCAAGAAGTTCAAGATGAGAAATATGAACTTCTTTTTGGGGATGGATATTTTGGTAAGAAACTTGATAATAATTCGGTCATTACCGCAAAATATATTGTGACTGATGGTGAAAGAGGTAATGGAGCATCCGTATTTGATTTTCAAGGAAATTTTGTAGATGCTTCTAATATTCGCGTAATTCCATCGGGAACTATTACAATTAATACAATTGAAAAATCTTCAAATGGTGGAGAAATTGAACCAATAGCATCTGTCAAATATTTTGCTCCAAGACTTTATTCTGCCCAATATAGAGCAGTTACTTCTCGTGATTATGAGGCAATTATACAATCAATATATCCAAATACAGAGTCCGTTTCTGTGGTTGGAGGAGAAGATTTAGTTCCACCACAATATGGTAAAGTTCAGATTAGTATTAAACCAAAAAATGGAACATATGTTTCTGATTTTGATAAGCAAAATATTTTAAACAGGTTAAAGCAATATTCAATTGCTGGAATTAATCAACAAA